ATCCTTTGACCAATAACGAACACACGACGTCCACGACGAGAATACCGACGCTTAGCAGGATACCGACGAACAGAGCGGTACCGACCACGAGAAACGCGGCGACGAGAACGAAAACCAAACCTCTTTGAACGATAACGACGCATAATATTTACCTTTCACCAAAGAACATTCGAGAAGAGCCATAAGGCTCACCAACAATGCCACCAAACTCGTCCTCAATAACTTGCTGAGGATCAGACCAAGGCAACACACTATAATCACCCGGATCACGGGGATTCGTATAAATCAACTTGCGACCATCCCAGTGCTTGCGCACACGGGGCAACTTCTCCTCTAGAACTGGGCGAACACGAGAAGAGCGCTGGATAGCCGACCGAGACAACGCGTCTTCAAGCAACCTGCGAACCTCATAAGAAGCGCGGGGCTGCGAAACCATGCCGTCCTCGTCAGGAATATAGTGGTCAATAGCATCATCCAAGAGACCACCGAGATAATTGGCACCAGTGGCGAAAGCAGAACCCTGCCATGGGTTAGCTACAAGAGACGGCGACGCAGCGCCGGACACACCACCGCCAACAGCAGCAAGGGGATGAAGGCCAGCAGCCTTAGCGTCAGCAACAGCCCAACGAATCTTATTCTGAGCCTGTTCACGAGCAAAAGCTAATTGAAGAGCATTAGCACCGCCAGCGGACCTGCCAGAAAGATAAGAGCCACCAATCTGACCGAGAGAACCGACAAGCGAAGGCAACGAAGAAAGGGCCGCGGAAGCGAGAGTACTACCTAACGAAGGGGCAGCAGCGGCGATAGACGAAGAAATAAACGGGGCAGCAAGACCAACAGGCATAGAATCAACCTCCTAAAGCGCGGGAAACAAGGGCGGCGTCGGCAACACGCTCAACCGACGCGCCAGAATAATAAGCATTAGCAATAATACCGAACCGATCAGACCGAACACTCTCAAGCTGACCATTACGAGCATGACGGCGACGAGTCTTACGCTCACGGTAACGACGGCGATTCGGCTCAGAGCGCAACAGCCGGCGCACAGCGCGGCTATTCATGACATTAAGCCTACCTCTGTTCAATGAAACATAAGACGGGCGAACGGCAGGTAACCGAGAAGGGACAGAAAGACGAAACGTCACAGGGACGAAGCGAGAACGTGGACGGGATAAAACAAGCCGCCTATTACGGCGGCGATGGATTCTCTGGTGAGGATTACGATAAGTTAATAGCTCACTTCCGGCTCTGCGAGCAACGGACAGTGGAACATAAGTACGGACGGCGATTGTATTACGGTCCTCTCTACCGCTCACGCGACCGGAACCGTACGAGACTTTAGATTTTTTCGAGCCTGTCTTTCTCAAGACGAACTTTCCTTCCAATACGTTTCAAAAAATCATCCTTAGCAAGTCTCTCTTGCTCAATACGGGTCCCCCGATCCATTAACAATTCACACGCGATATAGTGTCGCGTCTCGGGGTCAAATTCGGCGGGCGCCAGACCCCCCGCATTGAGAAAACCACGTTTAAAAGCCATGAGACCACCATCACATAAAGGGAACTTTCTGTCACCGATAGTATAACCAGACGGCCACGAAGTCAACGGCGCACCCAAATAAGAAGATGCGAGCGAGGAACCAAGCCTCTCCAAATAATCGAAACCAATACCGGGCTTAAGAGACATCCGGGTGATAGCAGCCTTCTCAGTGCCCATAGCAGACTTAAGAGTATAACCAGCGACATAACCAATAGAATCCTTAGTCACCGTACCATCAAAAGAAAAACCATGAGACCAAGCAAGATTGTCACACCAGTGACCGCGAACCACCGGGGCGTGGCCAAAAATAATAGCATGCCAGTGACCACGGCCAGACTTAGTACCATATTCTCCAACTGCAAAATATCTACATTCACCATAATGATGACGATACCTCTTCATGAATTTAGTAAAATCGGACCCATCAAGTACACCGGGATCATGCGCATAGGTTAGAGTCAAAAAACGCGAGGCCTCGTGCTGACGAGCCTCAAGGGAAAGCCTACCGAGCCAATGCATCTTACGACGAATACGACAATAGCGGCAGCGGCCACAACGAACTAAAGATTTTAAGCCGTTAGACTCAACCTCAATAGGACAAATGCAACCGCTCACGCTGTCACCTACACATTACATATCAAGTAGAGGTAATGTGATCATTCGCCGGGTTCATCCGGCTTCTCCACCTCAGGAGTTTCAGACGCCTGTTCCTCGGGTTCAGAAGAGATAGGTCTTTGATCCTCAGACGCCGGATCGGCTTCCTCCTGGAATTCCATATGACCGACGCCAAACTCATCCGCCTCAGATTCAAACTCCAAGTCACCATTTTCAAGATCATCAATCAATTCCATAACAGCTTCATCGTTCTTGAAATGGTTATCAAGCTGCATAGCGCGCAGCTGGGACGCAATCTCCTTACGCATAGCAACCTCCGCAAGAACCTCTTGATCCTCCACAACGACAACGAGAGGGCGGGGATCAATAGTCTCGGTATGATTACCACGACGCACAAACGAGTAGGAAAACGGACCAGCAGAAGAAACACGCACACCGACGTACCCCTCGAGACGAGCGTTCAATTGAACAAAATTACCAGCTTCATAAGGGTGCAACTCACCATCAGAGGTAACCAGCTCCACATTCAAATGCTCAAGAGTCCTGAACCAAGACTCAACGATCAAAGCACCATCAAGGTCGAAAATCACCGGGTTCTCACCCGACTCATAACTGACGCTATTAGCGATAAATTTTTGCATTAGTTTCTAGCCTTTCTAGCAACAAGACGACGAGCGACGATCTTATGGGAGAACATCGCATATAACTGATCCGTGGCAGTCGAAAGATAAATACGGTCAGTCGGATCAGCATTAACAAACGAAGCGTTAAGCACTGGCTGGCTCGAAAACTGACGCGCCATAGACCAAGAATCCAAAGTATCCCTAAACTCACCGGAGACATAAGAAGGCTGAAACCGATAATCATCAAACCGGGGCACATAACCGAAGACGTCAGATGGACTAGAGGCATCAGAATAAATCTCTGCATTCGTAACGGCCTGTTCACCAAGCATCTCAAACTCTTTTTGCCAAAAGTCACTGTATTCAGAACGCAGGAACATACGCGGAACCTGAGTCTGATAAATCGTCTTAGGCCGAACATTAGCGAGGGTTAAGACGTAACCATGTTCCTCAAAGAAACGGCGATAGGGGCGAGTACGAAGAGCAGCAATGCCATGACCGAACAACGACCCAACATCAGCGGTACCGGAATCCGCAGTAGACAGGACCTCGGAAAAAGCAATGGTCTGACGACCACCACCAAGATACTCAGGGCGTTGAAGGCGACCGTCGGAAGAACGAACACCCAAAAAAGCCAACATATCGCGATAACGAGAGCCGAACCTATTACGATGCTCACGGATACGCTGAAGGGCCATCGAAGTACGCCAATCATTAATATTCATAGACCCAGTAATAGCAGCGGAAGAAAGATCGACACGAACATTCGGATAACCAGAATTAGAGGGGTCTTCCTCAATGTACATTGAATTAGCAGCGCCACTGTTCCACGCATCCGCATAAGACGTAGTAGAAGAAGCATCCGTCTCACGAATACTGCCAAAAGGACCACCGCCAAGCGGAGTAGTATTAACACCGATACCAGTAACCGGAGCATTGCCACCGGACAAGGTAAGAGAAACAACCTCAGTATCAGCACCCTGCTGGGGATTAGCACGAGCCGTAGTAAAGTAATCTTTCTCCCAGGAGACATTCTGAATAGCATAGTTAGCTACATCGTCAGAATCACCGACAGGCACAGTAAGAGCCGTATCCAAATCCTGATCCCGGTAAAATTCGTTCCAAATCAAATTATAAGCGCGGAACGGGAGAGAATTGAGGTCAATAGTAGTAGACCCATAGCCAACGCCTAGCGACCTAGCAAGCGCAACGGCATCAGCGTCGCCAGAAGTAACCGTAATCGAGGGCAAGGGCGTAGCAGTATCAACACCTGTGATAAAATCCTCAAAACCGTCCCAAAGAACACGGGACGGAACATACCAAGAATGCACAGAGACATGAACAGGGTGCATAACCGGGGAAGCCAACGGCGAAACACGAAGCAGCGCAGCCGTAGAATGACGAAAAGTATCGCCCGGAAGAACCTCCACACAACCAACTGGAAGAAGCTGGCCCTGATTAAAAGTCGTGTTGTGGTAATGAGAAAGAGAGTGCTTAGACCGTTTCATATTTTACATCCTTTGACCAATAACGAACACACGACGTCCACGACGAGAATACCGACGCTTAGCAGGATACCGACGAACAGAGCG